GCCCCGGCGGTGACTGACCCTCTTACCGCTGCCGCCTGAGTTGGTACGAATGGCGTCTATGAAGATGCCTGAACACAAACGCAGGTGGCTGAAGAAGATGATGGACGTAAAAAATCCGCATCCGTCCACACAGAAACTGATCGACGCTACTGTCGCTCAGTATTTGAAGTAACAGGGGGGGCTGGGGAAACTCAGCCCTTTTCTTATGGCCACGATAAATTTTGACCCTCCGCCGACGCTGAAGCGATTCATGCAGTCGGACAAATTTATCCGCGTGGTGCGGGGCCCGGTAGGTTCTGGCAAGTCCTACTGCATGGTGATGGAACTGCTTAGGCGCGCGGCCGAGCAGACTCCCGATCCTGCAGATGGTAAGCGCCGCACGCGGTTCGCCATCGTGCGTAACACACTACCCCAGCTGAAGACCACATGTCTGAAGACAATCAACGAGGCGCTCCGCGGCATCGCTGTATTTCACGTGTCTGATGGTACGGTCACGATCAAGCTGGGGGATATAGAATCTGAGTGGATTTTCCTCCCTCTCGACTCGCCCGACAACGTGCAGCGCCTGCTCTCACTTGACCTCACTGGCGCCTGGCTCTCCGAGGTTCGAGAGCTGCCAGTTCGTATCTTGTTGGATGTGTTCTCTCGGTGCGGGCGCTACCCCTCTCAGGCTCATGGCGGCTGGAAGTGGAAGGGCGTGATCGCGGAGACGAACTCGTTTACCGAAGACTCTGACTGGAACAAGGTACTCGAGGAGCGCGAGCTGGATGGGAAGCCGACGCCAGAGACGTGGGACTATTTCGTTCAGCCCGGCGCCCGTGAGCCGAATGCGGAGAACCGAGAGAACATAGGCCCGAACTACTACGAAGATCTTATTGAAACCAACTCACCAGAATGGGTAGAACAGTATGTCGATAACATCATCGCCCCCAGCCTCTCAGGCGAAGCCGTGTTCAGGCATAGCTTCCGCAGTACGTTCCATATTGCAAAAGACATCCTCCAACCAGTCCCTTCCACAATGCTACTGGCGGGCTTTGATTACGGCCGCAACCCAGCCGTCGTTCTCACCCAACTCGATCCCAAAGGACGCCTCCTGGTCTTGGACGAAGTCTATACCTCGAACATGGGTGTAGAGCAGTTCATCCAGACCATGCTTCGGCCGGTGTTGTCACAACCCAAGTACGCCCGCTTACCAATAGGAATATGTGGAGACCCATCCGGTACCGCCCGCGGGCAGATTGGCGAAGAATCGGTGTATGGAATGCTGAAGCGGTTGGGGCTCTCTGCCCAGCCCGCCCCAACAAATGATGTAGCGCCCCGCCTACGATCGGTAGAGAAGTGGTTGTTGCAGCAGCGCGAAGGCGCCGGCGCGATACTTTTCAGTCCCACCTGCACGAGTCTGATTCGCGCCATGCAGTCGAAGTACCGCTACGCGAAGAAAAAAGATGGTGAGTTACAGCCGAAACCAGACAAGTCGCATCCCTGGTCGGACATCGCAGACGCCCTGCAGTACGCGGTTTTGGGCCACTCCACTAGCGTTACTGCCAGACTTGTGCGTAGAACAACAGATTCTGCTAGAGTGCGGCAGGTCTCCAGCGCCGGTTGGACATAATACGTTGAGGTAGCAGAACGCCATGGCAGCCATCCCAAGTAATCCTATTCCGACCCCCTCAACGACGCTCGGCGCTTCTTCTCGTGCTGCTAGTCCCGTCCCTGGTGTCCCTGACGGTTCGTCTGGCAAGAAATATCAGACCGGATCTAACAGCCAGACCAAGAAGACCGCCGGTAAGACACTGGGCATGGTGAGCGAAACCTCTCGCGGACTGATCCGCGTAGTGAGCCATGACGAGATGCTCGCGAATGAGAAGACGGCCAGGGATCTCTCTCACCTACCCATCGAGTCGCTTAACCCCCTAGCTGGGCTGCTGCGTGATCGTTTCGAGAAGGCCGTACGTCACCGACGTATGGTTGGTATCGACGAAGAGTTCATTCGAGATATGCGCGCTTACAATGGGCAGTATGACCCGAAGAAACTACAGGAGATCAACGCGTTTGGCGGCTCCGCGGTCTACACCCGCATGATGACTATGAAGTGCCGAGGCGCGACAGCGCTCTTGCGCAACGTGTACATGAATTCAGACCGCGCCTGGACGCTCGACCCTACTCCAGACCCGCAAATTAGAGACAGTATCGACCAAAACATCAAGAAGTTGGTGATGGCCGAGGTTGCATCAGTCAATCAGATGGGCCAGACGGTTGATCAGAACGCACTTGCCGATCGCATGGAGGGTCTGTATGACGCCGCCAAGCTGGCGGAACGTAGAAAAGCCATCACAGAAGCCGCTGAAGCCCAGCGAAAGATCGACGACATGCTCGATCAGGGTAATTTTTACCAGGCGCTAACTGATTTCCTCGTCGATCTGCCCATTTACAAGCACGCGATCATCAAAGGACCCACCACGCGACGTACTACGACGCTGAAATGGGCTAAAAACAAGCCTGTCGCGCACGAAGAGGCTCGTTTTTACTGGGATCGTGTCAGTCCGTGGGACGTCTGGTTCACACCTGGCGCCACGGCAATCACAAACACCGATGTTTTCGAGCGCCAGCGTCTTTCGGTGCAGGATTTGTACGCCATGCTCGGTCTTCCGGGGTATCGGGACACTGATATCCGTCAGATTATCGACACGTACGATAAAAAGGGATTTCAGGAGTGGATTCAGCTCTTTGAGTATGAGCGCGCGTACATGGAGGGGCGAAATAACGTCCTCGATGACACGTTCATCAATGCCATTGAGTTCCATGGGTTCGTTCTTGGGAAGTATCTCAAGGAGTTCAACATTCCTGGGTGCGATGATGATGAACGCCCGTATTTCGTGACCGCCTGGATGGTGGATAAGCGGATTTTCAAGGTTATGATGAATCCTTCGCCCCGTCAGCGCGTGCCCTACTACGTTACCTCGTTCGATAAGACTCCTGGATCTATCTCTGGTAACGGTATCCCAGCTCTGGCGAACGATATCACCGACGTCATGAATGCTACGCTCCGCGCTCTTGTCAACAACGTCTCCATCTCAAGCGGTCCGCAGGTCATGATCGATCGCGATCTGATAGGCCCATCGCAGGATGATAATCTGTACCCGTGGAAGCGCTGGTCGTACATCTCTGACCCGGCGAATCCGAATAGGAAACCGGTGGACTTCTTTCAGCCAACGAGTAACGCGCAGGAATTGCTTGGTGTTTTCGACAAATTCAGCGTTATGCTCGATGACGTATCGACGATACCGAGATACCTGACTGGCGGCGGCGCGAACTCAGGTGCTGGGCGCACTGCATCGGGGCTCTCGATGCTCATCAACAACGCGAACAAAACACTGCAGAACGTTGCGGACAATATCGATAACGATATCATGCGTCCGCTGCTCACTCAGCTGTATGACTACATCATGCTGACCGACGACACTGGCATGCTCCGCGGCGACGAGAACATTAGCGTCGAAGGTGTGCGTCAGGCGTCTACGCAGGAACAAGATCTGACTCGTCAGCTGGAGTTCTTGCAGCTGATCAACAACCCCACGTACCAGTCGTTGATTCCCCCGGGTGAAGTTGCTCGTATCCTGCAGAAGATCTCTGACAGTCTGGGCATGGAAGTGAAAATAATGCAGCCCGATGACCCAATCAACAAGCCGAATGCCATGAATCCTCCGGTGCCGCCAAGTCCCGTTGGGGGACAGGGGGGCCCGAATCCGAGTGGGGACCAGACGCCTGGCCCCAATCCTGCCGCGGCTGCCCCCGGCGCCGGGGGAGTCCCTGGGGTCCAACCAGCCCCGATGGTGGTCCCGTTTAACAACGTTTCAAGTAACTTGCCACATGGTTGACAGTAAGCGTATTATGTCAAAAGGTTCTCTGGGTAACTTCTTTGTGAGGATTTTGAAATGAAAGACATCCACCCGATGGGTATTCACGCTGCTGACCAGTTCGGCACGACTATCGTGAACCCGAAATCTCCTATTGCTATGCCGAAAAAGCCGTCGAATCCTGGCTTCGGTACGAGCACGAAAGCTATCAAGCCGCACGGCGGTGATCAGTACGGCACGACTATCACGAAGTCGAACCCGTTCCGCGATTTCCCGAAGGCCAACGTAAAATTATCGAGCGGCGTGGTGGAGCAGAAGGGTTCGCGCATCAGTGTTGACAGTGAGAAAGTCATTCGTTCGCAGCACAGCGGTGGAATGAAACTCTCTGGGCAGTTGACCGGCGGTGGCCATAGCGCGTCTGGTTGCATGCCCGGTACGAGTTACCGCAAGAGTGGTGGGAAGAGCAATACTTCAGCACGAGTGTTCTAACATGGCATACACAGAGAACCCAAAATACCCGAAGAGCGGCCCTAGCACCCAGCTAGGGCTCGTTCCGGGCGTCAAACGGATCAAGATGGAAATGCTGCGCATCGGACAGGCCGCTGACATTGGTAAGGCCACCGGTTCTCGGCTGTACACTCGCGACTACTCGAAGATTGATGAAGTTCCGGATACGGATGACACCGATCTTGTGGGTCCTGCGCTGGGTAATCCCCTCCGTCTATGACAGTCACTGAAAAAGACCCCCTTACCGAAGCACTGGTAAGGCTCAGTGACAACGCCCACTGGCGACATTATGTCACCACAATAGTGGCTAAGCGTGACGCTGCAATACGTAGCTTGTTGTACGGTAAAGAGCAAGATATTCATACGCTTAGAGGTGAAGCCCGAGCGTTCGATCAGCTGGTAGACCAACTTAAACGCAATGGAGTGAAGTTATGAACGCAGCCCCGCAGAGCAATATGCCGCCCGCCGCCCGCCGCCAGGCTGCGGAAGCGAACCGGTTGATCGCGCAGCTGAATGCGAAGCCCGGCGACCCGCCTTTGGCCGATCCTTTGGCCGATCCTGCAGCTGCCGCGGCACGGCCCGCTCCAGCCCCGGACGAATTTCCTAGTGTGGACATCGCGCCTGTTATGCACGCCGATGCCCCAGCCTCGACGCCCGCACCTGTTAACCCAGTCCCGCCGCCGGACGATAATTTCAAAGCTAAGTTCAACACGCTCAGGGGAAAGTACAACGCGGAAACTTCACGCTTTCGTGAGCAGCTGGAAGAACAGCAGAGGACCATCAATCAGCTGGTGATGCGGCAGGCTACTCCCGCGCCCGCCCCAGCAGTTCCCATGCGTCCGGAAGACCGGTTTGACTCAATGGGCGTGAGCAAGAAGGAAGTCGAAGAGTACGGTCCTGAGCTTCTGGGCATGATCGCTCGAGTCGCTGAAGGTACTGTGACCCCAGAACTCAAACAGTTGATGAAAGACACCGCCGAGCTGAAGCACACGCTTGCTCTGACCCAGCAATCTGCCGCCGCCATGGCGAGAAAGGCTGTGTACGACTCGTTGGACGCCGCTGTCCCCACCTGGCGCGCCGTCAACGAGGATGATAATTTCCTTGCATGGCTACAAGAGAGTGATGTATTCTCTGGCACGTCCCGCAACGCCTCGCTTGTGGGAGCCTTTAATAGCAACGATGTGGCACGAGTCGTTGGGATATTTCAGGCATATGTTGGGAAGACTCCAATACCAACCCCGCGTCCTACCGCTACGGTAGATCGAGGGACACTGGTAGCCCCCGGGACCCCCCGCGGTGGCGCGATGGAAGCTCCTGATGGCAACCGCGGAACGATCCTGTCTGAACAAGAGATAGGGGAGTTTTACGCACGTGTCAGAAGGAAGCAGGTGACGCCTGAAGAATATAAGGCGAAGTCTGCTGCAATAGCTCTGGCGGTAGCCGAAGGTCGCGTGAAACCCACGCGCAACGACATCCACCAGAACAGTTAGTAACCACCATTTCGGAGTAGAGACATGGCTTATCCAATTGGTACACCGTATCTAGGTTCAGTTCCTAGCCCGGCGTATTCCGGTATTTTCATTCCGACCATCTGGTCGGGCAAGTTCGTAGAGAAGTTCTACGACGCGACTGTCCTTGGCGCCATTGCGTCCACGGACTACGAGGGTGAGATCAAGAATTTTGGCGAAACCGTCAACATTCGCACTCATCCGACGATCACCATCGCTTCGTACAGCGCGGAACAGGCTCTGACTGTTCAGCGTCCGTCGAGCGCGCTGGTCACTCTGCAGATCAACAAGGGCGCGTACTTTAATACCGTCCTTGACGATGTGATGCAGATTCAGGCCGATGTGGATCTTCTGAGCAACTGGGCCGACAACGCCTCTGAGCAGATGAAGATTTTCGTTGACACGTCTGTGCTGGCCGTTGCCAGTTTGGGCTCCCAGGTTGATGCGACGAACTCCGGCTTGACCGCCGGTCGGTTCAGCGCCAACCTGCGCCTGGGTGTCACGGGCACCCCGTTGTTCGTTGGCCGCACTGGCTTGATCACGCAGGTTGGTGACGTCATCGCCAATACCCGCGGTATTCTCGACTTCCTGATCGACCTTGGTCTGGCGCTCGACGAAAACCGCGTCCCGGAGACTGGTCGTTGGGTAGTTCTGCCGTCATGGGCTGGCGCCGTTATCAAGCGCAGCGCTCTG